CATTGCTTCGTCGTATGTCATGGTGTTGTTTCTCCGTTGTTTGTGGAGCCGCTCACGCGGCCCCTAATAGTTGCTTAACCGCGTCTGTCATTGGATAACCTGAGTTAGCCGCTGATAACTTACAGGTGCTGAACGTTCCATCCTTCATAATAACGCAATCAAAGTATGGGAATGTTGCGACATCTTTCTGACTTAACGCAATGACAAATTCAATGTCCCAACCACGCTCGCCAGTCTCAGGGTGAACAGTGTAAATTTCATATAAGTTATACATAATTGATTACCTTTATCAGTTAGTTGATGTATGTATATTAACGCTTGACAAATAAATATCAAGACTCTTTTGCAAATACTGAAACAGGAAACCATTCACGATATGAATAGAGGTGTGTTATGCATAGATACAGTCGAGTCTGTCTAGATACCTGTGAGGGTCCAACCTAGACACTCCCACCTCACCTTGTTAGTTCTATTTTGGTACTGAGTAGGTTCTGTTTTGGAACTAAGCTGTGGATAACTTTGTTGATAACCTGTGGATAACTGGGCCGGGGAGGGGTTTTTCTGCGACGTGGAGGGGGAGGGTACCACTCAGACACAAAAAAGAGTCAAATTAGAACCTAAAATAACGCCTAGTTATCTAACAAGAAACAACATATAAATCAATGACATAAGCGGTGCAGAATCTTGACCGCGCTGGTACAGTTTAAAGGACAGTAAAGTCTTATTAAAATAATGCTTGACAAATCCTTAAAAGTATGATACAATATATAGTATATTATGTCTTTAAAGATTCTTTACCGCGCTGTATAAGATGAATATTATATGATATATATTAAATATTTAACTTATAAGGCATACAAGAATCTTATAAGAGTCTTATAAGAGGGCTATATGACTGTTCCTGTTAAACGGAAACGTGGAAGACCACGTAAAGATGATGTTTCTTCTGTTAAAAAAGGAAGTCGCAACGCTGTTGGTCGCCCAAAGGGTGACGCTGCTGTCATAAACGAATACAAAGCACGGATGTTGGCGTCTCCTAAGTCACGTAAAGTACTTGATACTATCTTTGATGCTGCGTTAGACCATGACCATAAGAATCAAGCCGCTGCTTGGAAGCTTGTTATGGACAGAATACTTCCTGTTGCTGCTTTTGAAAAGGATATTGTTAAAGACGGTGGTCGTAATGCTATTCAGATCAACATTAGTGGTGTTGGTGCAGTAGATGTTAGTGAACCTACAGTTATTGAAGGAGAAGTAGTAGATGAATCTTAAACATTTTGATCCTTCAGAGTTTAATTGTCAGGTTACTGGCCACAATAACATGGAAAAAGACTTCCTAGAAAAGATGGACCAGTTGAGAGACGCGTGCGGGTTTCCTTTTGTAATAACCAGTGGGTTCAGACACCCGACTGAGCATCCAATAGAGGCTAAAAAAGAAGTACCCGGCTGTCACGCGCAGGGAATCGCGGCGGATATAAAAATAACAAACGCCGTGTTTCGCCTTAAGCTGGTAACTGAGGCTATTCGTTTAGGATTTACAGGTATTGGTATTGCTGACGACTTTATCCATGTTGACACCCGTGGCACTACTCCTGTTATGTGGGTTTATTAATGTACTATACAAAACACATAAAGATAACAAACACTGACGAGACTTCTGTCTTTACTATCCCTAATGGATACGTGGTGTACATTAATTACATCTATGTAGCTAACCACGGCGGTAGTACAAATAGCGTAGACCTTTGGTGGGAAACAGGCGGCGTAGACCAGATGTATTTCTTAGACGATACGTCTATAGGCGGTGGAGACAAAGAAATACTAGGTGGTCAATCAGAAGCTCCTATTTTTGTTTTGCATAATGGAGATACAGTTAAAGCTCAAGCTTCTTCATCAGGTGATATTGAAATAGCATTTACCTTTAAACTTGTAAAACAAGCAACAGCATTTGTAAACTTCAATGGATCTTAATATAGAGCTACTGCCTTGGCAGCAAGACGTTTGGGCAGACGATACAAGATTTAAAATAGTAGCTGCTGGGCGACGTACAGGTAAGTCTAGGTTAGCAGCGTGGATGTTAATAGTTAACGCACTACAGGCAGACAGAGGGCATGTATTTTACGTCGCACCTACTCAGGGACAAGCCAGAGACATTATGTGGCAAACCCTTTTGGAACTGGGAAATCCTGTTATTAGTGGTAGTCACATTAATAATCTGCAAATCAAGTTGGTCAACGGCGCTACCATTAGCCTCAAAGGTGCCGACAGACCAGAGACAATGCGTGGGGTGTCGTTAAAGTTTCTTGTACTAGACGAATACGCAGACATGAAGCCTGATGTATTTGAACAGATTTTAAGACCGGCCTTAGCTGACCAAAAAGGCTGTGCTATGTTTATTGGAACACCAATGGGACGTAACCATTTTTATGATTTGTATAAGTATGCGGAACTAGGTGATGATGAAACGTACAAAGCTTGGCACTTTACTTCTTACGATAATCCATTATTGGACTCAGATGAAATTGATATTGCTAAACGCTCTATGTCGTCTTATGCGTTTCGTCAGGAATTTATGGCGTCGTTTGAAGCCCGTGGTTCAGAGATGTTTAAGGAAGACTGGGTACGCTTTAGTGAGGATGAGCCGGAAGTAGGTGACTATTATATTGCAGTTGACTTGGCTGGATTTGAAGAAGTTAACAAAAAGAAAACTAAAAACTCTAAACTTGACGATACTGCAATTGCCGTTGTTAAAGTTAGTGAGCATGGTTGGTTTGTTAATAATATTATCTACGGACGCTGGAGCCTTGACGAAACGGCAGCCAAAATTTTTCAGGCCGTTAGAGATTATCGACCCGTTAGCGTGGGTATTGAGCGAGGCATCGCAAAGCAAGCTGTAATGTCCCCTCTTACAGATCTTCAAAAAAGATATGGTACGTTTTTTCGTGTAGAAGAATTAACACACGGTAATAAAAAGAAAACAGATCGAGTAATGTGGGCGTTACAAGGACGTTTTGAAAACGGGTATATTACTTTAAACAGGGGTGAATGGAACAGCAGGTTTTTAGATCAATTGTTCCAGTTTCCTGATCCTTTAACACACGATGATTTGGTTGATGCTTTAGCTTATGTTGACCAATTAGCAAATGTGGCTTACGACTGCGAATATGAAATCGAAGACCACGAAATCTTAGACGTAGTAGCGGGATATTAAATATGACTGATTTATATGAACAAGACCCCTTGATGATTGAAGAGACAATTGAAGATTGGGTTATAACTAAGTGTGAAGACTGGAGAGATTACTACGAAAGCAACTATGAACAGAGATTTGAAGAATATTATAGACTATGGCGTGGTATATGGGACCCTGCTGACAGTGACCGTAAGTCTGAGCGTTCCCGTATTATTTCTCCTGCATTACAACAAGCAGTTGAGTCTAATGTAGCGGAGCTAGAAGAGGCTACGTTTGGACGTGGTAAGTGGTTTGATGTTTCTGACAACATGGGTGACACAAATCCTAAAGACGTGCAGTTCTTACGTAATAAACTTACAGAAGATTTTGAAAGTTGCATGGTACGAAAGGCTGTTGCGGAGTGTCTTATTAACTCTGCAGTGTTTGGTACAGGTATTGGTGAAATTATTGTTGAAGAGATGAAAGAAATGTCTCCATCAACACAGCCTATTATGAATGGGGATTTACAAGCGGTAGGTGTTACTGTTGTAGACCGTGTTAAAGTAAAGCTTAAGCCAGTATTGCCTCAAAACTTCTTGATTGATCCTGTAGCAACATCTATTGAAGATGCTATGGGTGTAGCTATTGATGAGTTTGTTAGTCGGCACCACGTAGAACTTCTTCAAGAGCAAGGTGTTTACCGCGATACTTACGTAGGTTCTGCCGCACCTGATACAGATCTTGAACCTGACCAAGATATTACTATTTATAACGACAATAAAGTACGTTTAACTAAATACTACGGTTTAGTGCCACGAGAGCTTCTAGATTCCGCTCTAAGCGACGATAACGAAGAAGAAGACATCGAAGGTGGTAACGAAACTAAAGAAGAGTCACAGTACGTAGAGGCCGTTGTAGTGATTGCTAACGGCGGTATACTACTTAAGGCTGAAGCTAACCCTTACATGATGGAAGATCGTCCTGTTGTGGCGTTTCCTTGGGACGTAGTACCCGGACGTTTCTGGGGACGTGGTGTATGTGAGAAAGGTTACAACAGTCAGAAAGCACTTGACACTGAGTTACGAGCAAGAATTGACGCTTTAAGCCTTACAATCCATCCAATGATGGCAATTGATGCTACACGGCTACCACGTGGTGCAAAACCTGAAGTGCGTCCCGGTAAGATGATTCTAACTAACGGAGATCCGCGTGAAGTTTTACAACCCTTTAACTTTGGTCAAGTTAATCAGATTACTTTTGCTCAGGCCGGAGCCTTGCAGCAGATGGTACAACAAGCAACCGGAGCCGTTGACTCAGCAGGAGTTGCAGGTCAGGTTAACGGCGAGGCTACTGCCGCTGGTATTAGTATGTCTCTTGGCGCTGTTATTAAACGTCATAAACGCACACTAATTAACTTCCAACAGTCCTTCCTAATTCCTTTTGTTAAGAAGGCAGCTTATAGGTATATGCAATTTGACCCCGAAAATTACCCCGTTTCTGATTATAAATTTAATGCTAGTAGTACTTTGGGTATTATCGCAAGAGAGTATGAAGTTACTCAGCTAGTCCAACTGTTACAGACTATGGGTAAAGATTCACCACTGTATAATACATTGATTCAATCTGTTATTGACAATATGAATTTATCTAACCGTGAAGAGCTTCTTACAGCGTTAGCGCAAGCTTCTCAACCTAATCCGCAAGCACAACAAATGCAACAACAGCTACAACAATTGCAAATGCAGTTCCAGCAATCACAAACTGCAGCATTAGCAGCTCAAGCGCAAGAATCACAAGCAAGAGCAACTAAGTTATCTGCGGAAGCTCAAGCAGTACCTCAAGAATTAGAAATAGATAAGATCAATGCTATCACTCGAAACCTTCGTGAAGGTGATGCTGAAGATAAAGAGTTTGAACGCCGTATGAAAGTGGCTGATACTCTCCTTAAAGAAAAAGCAATAGAAGGAAAAAACAATGCTAACCAACAAAGAACTACAAAGTCTTCTGAATCAGACGAACAACCACTTCCAAAGCCAATGGAAGAGGATAACAGAGTTAGAGAAGAAGGTAGAGGAGTTAACTAATGCCAGCAAAGAAAGACCCAAGACTAGCACGAGCAGGGGTAAGCGGGTTCAACAAGCCGAAGCGAACGCCTAACCACCCTAAGAAGTCTCATGTAGTTGTTGCTAAAGAAGGCGACAAAGTTAAGACTATTAGATATGGGCAGCAAGGTGTTAGCGGTGCAGGTAAAAACCCTACTACTGCTAAAGAAAAAGCAAGACGTAAATCGTTCAAGGCAAGACACGCCAAAAACATCGCCAAAGGCAAAATGTCGGCGGCTTTTTGGGCTAATAAATCTAAATGGTAAGGAGAAAGCTATGCCACAAGGAAAAGGAACATACGGAAGTAAAGTAGGTCGTCCCCCTAAAAAGAAAGCGGCGACTAAAGCAAAAAAGCCCGTAAAGCGAATCACTCAAGAAGAAGTAGAAGCTCGTATTAGGGACGCAAACAAAAGAGCCAAAAACATGACACCTAGTCCTGCTATGCAAAAAAAGATGGCAGAACAAATGCGTAACAAAAAG